CTAAGATGGAAGCGCGTGAATCTGAACCCCGGACCGTAAGTGATAGCATTCGTGCATCACCTGGGACGGGGGGAAGAGGTTTCAGACGCTATATACCGGTAGTCTACCCCAATGGGGATTATAGACTTCCTTTGCGTCACAGCTCTTTGTTGAACGACCTTCAAAATAAAGGAGGCTATCCAAAGGGCCATTTGTCTGATAACCAAAAAGAGAGGTTATTTGGAATCCTTAGGTCCGAATTCGGACTATCAATAGGTATTTCAAATGTTCTAACCTCTAGAAAAGGGTCGGAGATAAAGCGTATAGAGTCGTATATCGACTCAGTCATTGACTCGCTATTGCTCTTCGACCGACAAATGTTTATTTATAAAAACACCTATAAAATTCTACTTAGAATTGTACGGAAAATATTTTCCGTAGGTGCTTTCGATGTTTCAAAAATCCTAAATGACTGGAAGGAATTTACCAACCACATTTATAGACTTATGATACGGAAGGACAGTGAGATTTCAAAGACGAATATATTTCGACCTTTACTCTCCGTCCAAAGTGTTATAACTCTTATCGAATCTCCGCATGACCGGAGAAATCAGGAGCGTTTCGCTCACCTCAAGTCTTCTAGACATTTCCCATGTGGGAGTGATAAGGAGGCTATTAAGGCAATGACCAAATTCCATGAGAATACATCCGCTGAAGCGGAGGTCGATGCCGATTTACTCTGCGATCTTTATCGCCATGCCTTCCTATTAGGAAAGAAGGTGAAGAAGAAAGGAATGAATATGGGCAAAAGGTCCCATATATCCCTCGCAGCTAGTGCTTCTTATGCTTATACCGTCGAAGACGGCGGTCGTGCACAAGAAATAATAGATGTTGTAAAACCCATATTATGTATGGTAGTACCAGAAAATATGACGGAGATTAAAACTCCGTGGAAGGTTTACAAAGTTGAACCCGGATATCCCTTTTGGGCAAGTCTTTGTCGTGTAGACGACTTTGATCCGGATTGTTTATACCCCGCTATATCGTTAGATCGCAACTTCGGCGATTCCACTGAGGAGAACCTATTAGGTTTCTACGATATTTACAAGTGGGGTTATGATGAGAAACTTGGCGAGCAAATCTTTGTGATTGCGTATCTCTACTATGAGAAACGGCCAATTTTCGCAAAATACATGACTGTCCCGGAACCCGGGGGTAAGGCTAGAATCGTGTCCACATCTGAATGGTGGAATATGATTCTTCAACAGCCTTTAGCTCATGTTTTAACAGGTTACCTAGGCCAGATCCCTCAAACGAGGACGTGTCTTACACGATCTGATCAGGCCTGGGCTGCTATTGCCCAGCTCAACGGGAAAACTTTTCCCGATACTACAGAGGTACTATCCTCTGATTTGAGTGAAGCAACTGATAGAATACCACTATCCGTCGTAGAGTATTTACTCCGCGGTTTTACGGAAGGTCTCAATGAGATTAGTGGTTATATTGATTTAGCCATATCTCTAGTCACTAGACCAAGATTGATGGAGCCTTGTTCAAAGCTCTATCAAGAGATGTGGTTAACTAAAACTGGCATTCCTATGGGTGAGCCCCTTGCGAAAGTAGTATTACTACTTCAGGGCTTAGTCGTTGATCGCATTGCGCTCACCGACTACATAGAAATGAAAAATATCCGAAAGCCAAAAGAATCTATAAGATACTATCATCTCGGAGGAGATGATCATTTGGCTATTGGACCTAATGAATATTTAGATAAGCTTACTGAAGTAAACTTGAAGCTTAATGCTTCTATATCTCAGCATAAACATGGTAGAAATTCTACATTAGTGTTTTATTGCGAGAAAGTTTTATCAGTTCCACAACTTATCCATGGTGGATGGAAGCTCGGCGATATCAACCGTAGTACGGTAGGATATGAAAAGAGCCCATTCGTTGATTCTATAAAGGTTAGGCTAATATCGCCTGAGTCGAAATCGACCGATACCTTTAATGATAAGAATTCCGCGATCGGAAAGGGTAGATCCCTTGGACGAACCTTAAAATGGCTTAATAAAGACCATTTCCCAGAAAAATGGGTAAATATGGTTCGCGATCGCTTCTTTCAAAGGATGCGATACTTCCTCCCTAGTAGGGAATCGGGAGTATACTGGCATCTTTTATTACCGGAAAATTGCGGAGGCCTAAACTTGGGCCTCGAAAGTGATATTCCGAATATTATGCTAAGACTTCCTAACCCTAGTAAGAATTTCTTAATAAGGGTATCAAATGGCATTGCCAAAAAGGATGAACTTAGTTTATTTCGTAGGTATTTACAACCCTCGAGTTTTAGAGGGTATTGCCTAGGTGTTGAGGAGATAACTCTTCTAGATGAAATAGTTACTCTTCTTTTACAGGACTCAAAACCGATTCCCTGGTATCTTGCCAGGAAGATTCCTCCATTGGAGGATGGTGCAAGCAATCAACAGATTGCGCGAGCCCTTAATGATGCTGGCTACTGGACTTTCGATGAAGTCCGTAACAAGATAGCTAGATCCAACTTGTTTACTAATCTCTTCATGGAAAAGAGTAAAGTTGAACCATTTCATACCAAATCTCTGAAAAAACGTTATGCAGAGTTATGGGATGTATATTTAAACGGAAATGTTGCAATTACGAGGCAATGCCTCGAGCAAATATACAGGCGTGAGCCTGAAAATCCGTATTATTTTGTCCAAGAAAAGGTAGAAATTCCTTTTCAAGGACGTCTAATTGAGGTGCCGTTAATTAATTCTATAACGTATGGGACTCCGTCCCTTACAGTCGATTGGGAATCGAAAACTTTCTAAATCGGTAATACCGATTCATTGAAAACAAACAAAACTTATCAACTTATAAGTGGCTGCGTAATACGCATAAGTCCCGCCAGTCATGCTGGCACAACCTCTATACCCTGTCCCCTTCATTCCTATAAGGAACCCGAAGGTTTTCTCTAAAAGAGGAATCAGGTATGTACGCGCGCTTTGCC